ATGCAGTATAACTATACGTTTTCTGCATTCCAGCTAGAACATGCAAAAGTTCTAGGACTTCTTGACGCATTAGGGGCTAATTTTAACCCTTCGTACGTCTGGTCGGTTATACCCTGGAGTTTCGTAGTTGATTGGGTCGTGAGCGTTCGCTCATGGCTTGATCAATTTGAAACCAAGAACCTCGAACCGAAGGTCAACATACTACAGTATTGTTGGTCTGTTATCAGGCCAAGACAAATATTTAATTGGGGCGTATATTACGCTCCGATTAAGTATGCGTCGACTGACAATATGGGCCCACAATACAGTCGGTTGCCGTCATATTTGGAAACCTCGTATAGACGAGGGATCGATATGCCGACGACTAGCTCGTTTAGAACGAGCGGGCTTAGCTCTACAGAGTTAAGTCTCGGCGCTGCGTTAATTGTTACACGCAAACGCCGGCCACACAAGGTCACGCAAGTGACCTCTTGAGGCCGAGTTGTCTCAACTCGGTATTAGAAAAGGAACTCGTCTATGCTTAGCAATACGCTAAACACCAACGAAATCTAGAACGCCAGTGCAGCAGAGGTTGAATTTCAACGTCTGTCCACTGCAGACCGATCCACGGAGTTCGCCGCTATCGGTGAATCTCCTTCTCAGCCCCATCGTCTCAAGATTTCACATCAAGAGAGTGGTTCTGGGCTTACGAAACGTCGGCGCAGCGTCGTTCGATTCGACAAAACTGTCCCATCGACCGTCGATGCTACCAAGTCCGTTGTTGTCTCTGCCTATGCTGTTTTGGATGCCCCTGTGGGCGCCCTGACGGCGTCGACGGAGTTCAACAACGCCTTAGCAGAACTTATGTCATTCCTCGCCACTACTGGCGCTGGAACGACTGTTCTGTTCGACTGTTCCGGTAACGGAGCGGCCTGTTTGACTTCTGGTGGGCTTTAAGCCCATCAAGGGTTCTAAACCCTCTACTCAAGGATTCGAAATGAAGCCTTACAGTAAGAAGTCTTCGTTCCTGCTTGCGCTGCTTGCGTTGATCGGGATTTTAACCCCGGTCTACGTAGGCTGTTCCAAGCTTCACCCGTACGTTGATGCGGCTGGAGTGTTTATGGATACCGTGGATCCACCAAGTCAAAACAATGTGGAGATCATCGTTCCCGTTACGACATTAGTTGTAACGAACGCTCCGAGTCGCTGATCCTACGGACTGGAATCGTGTTGTAAGGCATAGCTAGGATAGGTTTCCATATGGACCCTAAGAATAGCCTAGATGAGTTTGAAGTCATCGCTGCCTTATTACACGACGTCTACTACACGTTAGGTGATGCAATCAGCATTGCGCAACTAGGTCCTACCCTTCGCAAGGTAAGATCTCGCTACGCTGCGGAAGGTCTTAGTTTTCTAACTAAGAGTTTGCCAAAACTGGGGAAAGCCTTTGATAAAGCTCTCTCTGGATATGCTCCGTTGAACGCTGTTGCTTTGAGGTTTAAACCTCAAAACAATAGTAAGTTGCCGAAATTATTCGGTGAACTTTTCAATAGAGTACTCCAACCAGATGGTACACTCCTTCCGCAACCTGATGTGTGTTCCGTCGGCGCCATACGCCAGCTATGTTACTTGTTTTACAAGTATAAGCTGCCATATGCAGAAGAAACAGAAAACGAAGTTATCGCTGCCTTTTTAAAGACAGAGGATGACTTGTTAACCGTTCAACAACGTATGAATAATATTCGTACGGCGTTGGATGCACTACTACCGACGCGCCGTTGGAAGCGTATAGACGCTTCTTCCGACCTCGTCGATATCGCCAGGAAGGCTAGAGTTCTTTTATCAAAACTCTTTTCTTCCTTCGACCCACACGATATATACCCGTGTCACGGACCCGGAGCTGTTGCCACTCGGCAACAACTTTGGGATAAGTTTCACTGGTCTAACGTGTCGGCTAATATCACTCGAACGTATCCTCTTGATGAATATTTTTATTCATCTCTTGGACATATCTGTGATTCGGTAGACTCTATACAGACTCTACCATCGGAGGATCTCCCGGCTCGAGTTATACTCGTGCCTAAGGATTCGCGCGGGCCTAGACTTATATCTTGCGAACCTGTTGATTATCAATGGGTTCAGCAGGGTTTAAGTAAGGCTATCGTTAACTTGGTAGAAAGACATCCACTAACAAAGTGGAATGTCTCTTTTACCGACCAAAAACCTAATCAGTTCGGAGCTTTATTAGGCTCGAAAACTGGTAAGTATGTGACCCTTGACCTGAAAGAGGCCTCGGATCGCATAAGTTTTGGTTTAGTTCGTCTGCTCTTTCCTAGTCATGTTTTTACGTGCCTAGCAAGTTGCAGATCTTCTTCTACAGTGCTACCGAATGGAGATATACAACCCCTACTTAAGTTCGCACCGATGGGAAGCAGTTTATGCTTTCCTGTCCTTGCGCTCTCAGTATGGGCTATCTTGACTGCGGTAGCACCCGACGGCGATACGCGTGAGCGTATCCGAGTGTATGGTGATGATGTCATTGTTCCAACGGCTTTTGCCGAAGACGCAATGATCAGCTTAGAGTCATTTGGTTTAGTAATAAACCGTGACAAGAGCTGTACCAGTGGACTCTTTAGAGAGTCTTGTGGCGTAGACGCCTTCAATGGCTTTAATGTCACTCCTGTGCGTTTTCGCACAGTCTGGTCATCTACACCATCGCCAGAGGTTTATACGTCTTACATTGCTTATGCAAATGCATTACGTCGTAAACAGTACTACACCACCTACGAGCGAGTCGCAGGGGAATTGCATCGTATATACGGTGCTATTCCAGCTACTGACATGCTTTTGGCATGTCCAAGTCTTGATGAAGTACCAGACGAAATGCGCCCAAAACGGTTTCGGATCAACCACGAATTCCAAAGGAAAGAGTGGTTGGTTCGTAACGTTCGGTCGCCTGTTATTAATAAAAGGATTAACGGATGGGAGATGTTACTCAGATATTTTACTGAGTTATCACCTACGTCCGCTCGTCCTGATAACAGTAGCTCGAGATGCCAATTATATAAAAGGCAACGAAAGCTGTCTGTCTGTGAATACACACGTCGTGACTCAGCACAGTTCACACGCACATGGTGTGCTGCAGAAATGCAGCAGACCTCTACGTGATTACGATGCTTATAGACAGAAGGAATTCTGTTTTGAGCATCGAACCTACTGATAACGATGGCGATGACCCCCCGCCTTAGCGGGGGTCGCTGACCGTTTCAACCCGTAAGGGTCTTTCCGGTTGGCGAATGGAAGAATCTTAATAAAATTCTTCCGGGCTAGGAGAGCTGG